CGAGAGCGCCGCGGCGGCGGCGGCGACAACCGAGATCAGGACCCGGCCCGTCCCGACCAACCCGAGCCCCGGGAGTCGAACAAGGCCCCGCAGCCCGAACCGGAAGTTCGGGAAGAGGCGCCCACCGGCGAGGAAGCCGAGGGCGGACCCACCGAAGTCGAGCAGGAATCTGCGGACGCTTCCGGCGACGAAGAAGTCGCTCTGCGGACCCTCGACGACCTCGCCGAGCATCTCGAGATCGACAAGTCCGTCCTCGACGGGCTCGTGGTCACGCAGAAGATCGACGGCGAGTCGCGCGAGGTGCCGCTGAAGGAGGCGCTCGAGAACAGCCAGTTCGCTGCGGCAAACACGAAGAAGCGCCAGGAGCTCGCGGCTCGCGAGCGCCGGCTCGAGGCCGAGAACAACGAGCAGGTGCAGCAGTACCAGCAGGTCCTGAACGAGGGGCGGCAGCGGGCGCAAGCCGCGGCCCAGCTCCTCCAGTCCGAGCTGCAGTCGCCCGGCGTTCAGGCCCTCAAAGAGCAGGACCCGCAGTCTTACCTGCAGTGGCAGGAGATGACGCAGCAGCGCCTGGCGCAACTGGATCAGACGTACCAGCAGCTCGCTCACGCAGAGCAGCAGGCTCTCGCACAGCACCGGCAGGCCGTTCGGCAGGCCGGGCTCCAGCGTCTTCGCGAAGCCATTCCCGACATCGACTCGGGGGAGCGCCGCAACGCCATCAAGGAAGTCTTCGAGGAGTTTGGCTCCTCGGAGCAGGAGATGGCGAGCATCCTCGATGACCGACTCATCGTCCTCGCCCACCGCTACGCCGAGACCAAGGCCGAGCGCGACGCCCTCAAGGCCGAGCGCGACGAAAACCGGAAGCGCGCGAAGCAGGTGGTCGAGGAGAGCAGGTCGGAGCGCCCGCGCCGGGCAAATCGGGGCGGCAACGTCTCGAAGAAGAAGATCGAGGCGGCCAAAGAGAAGATCAAAGGGAAGCGAGGGCACGCCGCTCGGCGGGCGACCCAAGAAGCGTTCTTCACGATGCTGCAGGAGCGCCGTAGGTGAACCATGCCTGACTTGACCGCCAACTACTCCTCCTCTGTCAGCGGCTCGCTGAGGGAGGACTTCAGCGACATCATCACCATCCTCGATCCGACCGAAACGCCCGTTCGGGCGAACATCGGGCAGATCGACATCGACAACCCCGAGGGCTTCGATTGGCAGCTCGACGGGCTCAACACGCCCTCCGCGGACGGCCTCCCCGACGGCTTCTCGTTCGATGACGCGTCCCTCCGGGAAGGCGTCACGACGCGCTCTCGGCTCAAAGCGCGGTGCCAGATCCAGGGCTTCGGCATCCAGATCTCGAACCGCCTCGAGCAGACGGACAAGGCCGGGCTCGACTCCGAGATCAGCTACCAGCTCGCCCTCCGCGCCGACGACCTGAAGCGCGATTGCGAACAGGCGATCACGACCAACCGCTCGGCGGTGGCCTCGGCGTCCGGCACGCCCCCGACCGCCCCGCTCACCGCGGGCATCCCGTCGTGGCTCACCACGAACGTCGACTACTCGGGTGAGACCGCGCCGACGCTCGGCGCGGATGGCGAGCCGGACGGACCGGGCGGCACTGCCTCGCCTCGAGCGGCGGACGAGTCCGCCATCCTGGACCTACTCGGGGGCGCCTACGACGAGGGCGGCAACATCGACCTGATGGTCGTCGGCCGCGAAGTCAAGCAGATCATGTCCTCGTACTTCTTCTCGTCCTCGGCGAGGATCGCGACGCAGTACCAGGACCATGGGCGCGCCCCGAGCTCCGGCCTCCAGGTCGTGGGCGCGGTGGACTACTACGTGAGCGACTTCGGGGTCATCGCCATCGTCCCCGACCGCTTCATGAACCGGACCACCGACATCCTGATGCTCGACACCTCGCTGTTCGAACTGGGCGTTTTCCGCGGCTACGAGGTCCAGGAGATGGGGAAGGAAGGCGACAACGAGCGCTTCATCGTCCTCCACGACTTCGCGCTCATCTCGCGTGACGAGGCGGGCTCCGCCATCTTCGCGAACGTCGACACCACCACGGCGATGGTGGCGTGAGCCCAACTGCGGGGTGGCGCCGGGCGCGCCACCCCGCCCAAGATCAAGCCATGTCCGAGTTCGACATCGTCCACGACACCCCCATCGAGCAGCTCCCAAATCTGCTCCCGTCGCTCACGCCCGACCAGAGAGTCGCCGCGAAAGCGCGCATCAAGGCGACGCGGAAGGCGTCCTTCGAAGCGGAGAAGGACCGGCTGCTCGAGAAGCAGCGCCCGAAGAACATGGGCCGGCCCTTCGCGCTCAAGATCAAGGAGTGGCGCAGCGACCCCGTGTGCGGCTCGATCTTTCTCGTCCCGAGCCGCATTCCCGGCTCCCGGAAGCTCGCCGCGGGCGAGATCATCATCCTCGACCTCGACGACGACGTCGTCCGAGACAACATGGCGTGGGGGCACCTCGAGATCGTCGACGAGCCGCCGACCCGCCCGCTCATCTACCCGCACACCGAGTGGGCCAAGGTCACCGACCCCAGAGCCTCCAGGCTGAACAAGTTCCAGCCCGCCTACGTGGCCAAAGTGCAGTCAGAGGTCGCGAAGCTCTGCCGGGAACTCTACAACGAGCTGGTTCAGGTCCAGCGTGAGAACGACGACGCCGAGCGCGCCGAGCGCGCAGCCCCGCCCGAGATGCTCTCCCAGCTTCAGCAGCAGCGAATCGAGAAAGAGCTCGCCAGCGAGAAGAACGCCGAGGACCCCCCGAAAGCGACCTTCGAGACCGGCGAAGACGACGGGACCGGGCTTGCGCGGCGTCGCCGGCCGGTCCAGAAGTAGGCCATGGAGCGCAGGTGGACGAAGCTGGACGGGCGGCCCACGCGCCAGACCGTCCAGCCCGCGCAGGAAGTCGAAGCCGTCCTCGACCTGAACCAGTACATCGCCGGGAGCTCGGCCAGGACCGGAGGCGCCGGAAGCGACAACTTCCGCTTCCTCGCCCGAGTCCCGACTGCCGCGTGGGGAATGTGGGCCCACGAATGGCGGATGAAGGGCGGGCTCCAGGGCACCGGCATGAAGCAGCAGGACTACATCATCCTGCGCGCCTCCACGCCGGACTACTCGAAGTTCGTCACGACCCCCTCCGGGAAGACCGGCTTCGAGCGCCAGGCCAACGCCATCAGGGCGGGCTACGGCTCGAAGTGCCTGAAACTCCAGCACGCCAAGCGCGCTCGAGGAGAGCGAGACACCGCTTCGACGCGGGGCGTCACTTGGACGAAGGGTGACCCGAAGCTCTTCAAGACCGGCAAGCAAAGGCTCACCCCGAACCCCAAGGCCGGCAAGCAGAGGCTCATCTCGTGACGACCAGGGGAGTGCTCTTCGACAGCGTCCGGGCGTGGACGCGGCGGACCGCGGACCCGGAGCTCGACGCGGCGCTCCCCGGCATCCTCCAGCACGTCGAGGCGCGCGTCGCCCGCGAGATCGTCCACAGCTCGCAGGTCGTGGTCGCGCAGATCACCATCTCGGGCCGCTCCGGGCCGCTCCCTTCAGACTGCCTCGAGATCAGGTCGCTGTCGCTCGCCTCCGGCAGCAGGCGCCGGCTCGAGCTCGTCACCCCCGAGCAGCTTCGAGAAGGCGGGTACTGGGAAAAGGGCGGCGACCCCCTCCAGTACGCTATCGAAAACCGCGCCATCTATCTCGCCCCCGCCGCGGGGGACGACACCGTCTTCGACCTGTCCTACTACAGGCGGTTCCCACCTCTCGTCGTGAGCGCGGACACAAACTACCTGCTCACCAACTACCCGGACCTCTACCTCTACGCCATGCTGGCCGAGACCATGGCGTTCGTTCAGGACGCGGAGGCGCAGATGGGTTACGAAGCCAAGTACGCCGACACCCGGCGGGCGCTCCTCGAGCAGGACATCGACTTTCGGACCTCGGGGTCCGGCCTCCGCCGACGCGGGACGAACATGGTGGTCTGATGCGCCCGATGCCCATTCAGCTCGGCGAGTGGCTCCCAGACCAGCCCGAGCTGGCGAACCCCGGGGCGCTCGTGGCGCGCAACGTCGTCCCCCGAGCGGTGGGATACGGGCAGCTTCAGACGTTCGAGCCGGTCACGGCAGCGGCGGGCGAGCGCATCCTTGGGGGCGCTTGGCTCGAGGCCAACGGCAACATCGAGGTCGTCGTCGGCACCCCCACCCGCATCCTGCGGCTTCTGGATAACGCGTGGAGCGCCATTGGGACCGGCTACCCGAACGTCGTGAACTGGGAGTTCGCCGTCTTCGGGGAGGACGTCTACGCCGTCGCCCCCGGTGTCCAGCCGCAGCGCATCGACATGGGCGCGGGGTCGCCGTCCGCGGTGAACGCACCCGGGAGCCCGAGCGCGCCCCCGGGAGCGGGGCGGGTCGCCGTCGTCGGAGACTTCATAGTGCTCGGCGACATCACGGCGAACCCCAACCTGATACAATGGTCGGGGTACAACAACGCCGGCGTGTGGGATCCGAACGGCGACGTCCTGACCCAAGCGGACAGCCAGGAGCTGTTCGAAGGCGGTCGCGTCCAGAAGATCGTGGGCGGGACCATTGGGTACGTATTTCAGGAGCGGCGCATCCGGACCATGCGCTACGCGGGCCCCCCGCTCGTCTTCGAGATCCAAGTCATCAACTACGACCGCGGAGCCGTGGCCGCGGACTCGGTCGTGCGGGCCGGCGACCGCGTCTTCTTCTACGCGCAGGACGGCTTCCACGAGGTCCGCGGCGGGTCGTTCAACCCCATCGGGCGGGAACGCGTCGACCGCTGGTTCCTCGAGAACGCAGCGAGCGACGACATTACCAACGTGCGCGGCGTCGTCGACCGCTCGAACAACCTGGTCCTGTGGGCGTTCCGGTCGAACAGCGCGCTCGACAACTACGACCTCGCGCTCATATACAACTACGCCATCAACAGGTGGAGTTACGCCGAGATCGGCGACATCGGGATCGCGACGCTCTTCGAGATCAGGAGCGCTGGCTACAACCTCGACACCCTCGCCACCCTGCTCCCTGGGGGCATGGCGACCGACGTCATCAACATGGACAGCCCCGCCTACAAGGGCGGACGCCTCGCCGTCTACGGGGCGAGCGACTCCGGGTCTATCGGGTCCCTCACGGGGGCCGCGCTCGACGCCACCATCGACACCGGAGAGTTCGAGCCGGGCGAAGCCAAGCGGGCGAGCCTCAGCGGCATCCGGCCCATCGTCGAAGGTGGATCGGGGACGACCACGACCGTCCAGCTCGGACGCCGGAACACCCTCTCCGCGCCGGTGGACTGGACGCCGGAGCGCGGCCTGAATGCCCTGGACGAGGCGAGCATCCTGTCCGATGCTCGCTACCACAGGGTTCGGCTCAACATCGGCGGCGGCTTCCAGCGCGCGACGCGCGCGGACGCCATCTTGAGGCCGAGCGGGAGGTTCTGATGCCGTCGGACGGGGGAACGGGGGGCTACTCCCTAGCGGACCGAATGCGGGTCGGCAGCCCGCTCGAGGGGCGCGGGCTCGGCGTCCGCCACGCGGGCGGCGGGGCCGTCGATCCAAACGGGAAGGGCGGAGGGCAGAAGGCGCCCACCGGGGGCATGCCCGCCGGACCGGGCGGCGGGCGGATGGCCGGGGGCCTCTCCCCCGCCCCCGGCACCCTCGCCCAGGGGAACGGCGCGCTCGGCGTGCCGCGGGAAGAAGGAGGGAAGAAATGAAGCCGGACGACGACATCTGGGCAACGGGCGAGACCCGCGCGCCCCCTCCTTCCTCCGCCCCCGAGCGCAGGCTCCGGGGCCCCATGGAGCCGGTCTGGCTCGACCGCTTCGAAAACTGGGTGCCCATCGAGGGCATGCTCCAGAGCTTGTGCGAGCGGATGAGCGGGCACGGACTGACCGTCGAGGACCTCAAGGAGAACATCCGCACCGGGCGCATCCGGCTGTGGATGCTCGAGCGGCTCGAGGACGGCGGGTGGAAGGCGAGCGCCGTCTTCGGGACGCGCATCTACACGCAGCCGAACGGGCGCCTCGTCTGCTCGCTCTCCTGGGCGGCGGGCGAAGACGCCCTCCACCCCGACGTCGTCATCCCCGCCGTCGAAGCCTACGCCCAAGAGCACGATTGCTTTGCTGTCGAGGTCATGGGACGAAGGGGCTGGTCGCGCGTTCTCCGGGACCACGGGTACGGTGAGCACTTCGTCGGCCTCTTGAGGGAGTTCTGATGGGCGTCAAAGGAGGATTTGAGAGAGGCCAGCAGTCTTCGGAGACGACAGCTTCCGCCAACCCCTTCGTGCAAGAAAACACGGAGCGGGCGATGCGAGCGGCGTGGAACAACTACAACACCATGCCGGAGACGCCGGCGTTTTACGGGGGTGACGGCGTCGCCGGCCTGACCGGCGGCCAGCAGAGCGCCATCGACGCCGCGAACCAACGTCTAGGCGGTACAGGCACTGACCGGGCGTTCAACGACTACATCCAGGGTCAGCTTGGCGCGGACCGGACGGGGGCCCTCGAGGGCGCCTCCGGCGAGATGATGGACCGAGCACGCCAGGGGGCCGGCGCGCTCGCGAACATGGCCGACTCCGGGGCCTATTCCGGAGCCCTTCAGGGCATGGCCGGGAACACCGGGGCCTACCAAAGCGGCCTTCAGCAGGCCGCCTCCGGGCAGGTCAACCCGCTGACGTCGGCCATGTACCGCGACGCGGCGCAGAACCTGAGCGAGCAGTTCCAGGAGGGGGCGGTCCCCGCCCTCAACGCCACCTTCGCTCAGGGAGGGCGGACCGGCTCCGGCCTTCAGGCGGACGCCCTCGGAAACGCCGCGGGCGAGCTCGCCGACGCCCAGAGCTCGCTCGCCGCCAACATGTTCGGGAACGCGTCCGAGTCTGCACTGAACCGGCAGGTCCAAGCGAGCCAGGCCGGCCTCGGGAACGCGCTCGGGGCCTCGCAGGCCGGCCTCCAGAGCGCGCTCGGGGCCGGAGGGCAGCTCCTCGGTCAATCCGGGCTCGGTATGCAGGGCCTCGGGCAGCTCGCCAGCCTGC